GGTTCCACAATATTGCGGAAGTTTGCTCTTGTTAACTCATCGTTGAGTTCAAATAGTTGAGCTTGTGCTGCTTTTTCAAGTGCTTGCTCAATTGTAAGGAATAAACGACGAACGTTAATGCGATCAAATGCTGATGCATATCCAAGTGCAGTTTTATCACCGAAGAGAAGTGTTCCAATACCAGGTGTGGTAATGAATGAGTTAATTCTCTGAGGATATAACTTATCTCTCTGTGCTTTTGTTGGGTTATATGCAAGTTTAATTGCATTGTTAATAACACCACGTTGCTGACCTGCAGGAGAGAACCAAGGATAAGCAACTATATTTGTGCGAGTCATTAGACCAGCAACGTCTCCATTACAAGGAATGTAACGGAATTTGTTATTAAATCTATCATACATGTACTTGTATCCATTATCAAACACACCATAAGATGATGAGGAAAGTGGACTAAAGAAGTTAATCACATTAGTGGTTTGAGTCTCAGTATTAGTGATGTTAACCACGTTTGCTCTATGTGGACTGATTGTTGCCATACAATCCATTCTTTCTCCAGCAAGTGAAAGCAGTTGATTTGCCTTTGCTTGAGAGTCGGATTCTGTTGCACAACCTGGTCCCATAATCAAGTAATCAACTTCAATTTCATCCTTATTGGTAAACAATCTGTAGGATGTCATTAGATCGGCTAGTGTAGCCTTCATTCCACCTTTAACTTCACCAGATGGAATTGAACCATAATCCTGACCACCAGATAATTCGTATGAGATATTACCTAGAACACTATATGTAACACCTTGTGCATCCTGACCCCATAGACCATCTCCAGTTGTAACAGGAGTAAATGCTGTAGAGAATCCTGAAGCTAATGGTGCAGTGCTCCATTGTGAATTAGCATCTTCAGATGGGTTCTTACCTGCGTAGATATTATTAGAATAAAGTGCAAGATAATCTTTATAATATGTCTTGTCTGGAGGATTAACTGCAGAAACTGTATCTGTTGCCTTAGATAGGTTTAGATGTCTCTCAATAATATTTCCTTTAATTCCAGTTAATCTACCTGCATCATCAACAACGACAACGTGCATTTGGTCATTCTTACCTTTCCTTTCAGCAACAAAATTACTAGTAGTTGGTTTTGGTGCTATGGTCTTCCAGAAAGTTGTTGCATTAGTTAATCCTAATGTTTGCTCATCATACCAGTCTACAGCAGATGTTGGAGTATATGCTCCAGCAGCAGCAGCAGAGTGTCCTGTAGTAACACCAGAAGAATTAATAAATCTAACTGCAGATGATGTTGTATATGCTGCTATACTATTTCCTTCTGCATAGTCAATTGGGAAGTAAGATGTAATACCACCAATTACTGATATTCTAGAAGTAATCTTAACATCAAAGGTAGAATTAGAGTTGGTTGAGTCTGTGCTCACACCAGTAATAATCCCCTTAAGATATCCAGTGAATCCACCTGTGGTTCCAATTCCTGGAATAATTGCTCCGTCTATGTTAGCAGTAACACCTTGTCCAACAATAGCACCAGCAAGTCTTAAATTATTAGTACTAATACCAATTCTTTGATCTGCTGCGTCATCAATCTGACACACTTTAAGAGTGTTTGCCCAAGTTCCTGGGTTCTTAGCAGAATAAGCAAAAGTTGCATCACTTTGATGATTGTTTAGATAATCATCATAGTTGTAAATTTTAAGTATTGAAGTAGAAGCAACACCAACACCTGCGTTTGCGTTGTTAAGATTACTACCTGCAGTTCTAACTACCTTAAGAACACCACCATATGAAAGGAATGACGATGCTGTCATCCAGTATTCGTATTGTGAGTCAGTTCCTATTGGCTTACCAAAAGTATTAACTAAATCTTCTTCAGTAGTAATGTCGATTGGTTCATCGACAGGTCCAATTTCAAACGGTCCTGCAATAGCACCGATATTGTCTAATACATTCTCAGCTCTTCCTACTGTTAAATCAACCTCCCTTACCAGTACTCCAGGAGATAATTGAGGAGTGGCCATGTT